TGTATACCATATCATTTTTATCAAATCCCATTCTAGGAAACTCAACCATTCGTGATAATGCATCGCATAGGGCTGGACTTAGTGCCTTGTTAGAATATATGCGCATTTATTTGAATAATATAAGTAACAAAATGAACTTTAAACTTCTACTTTCTTAATTTATGAACTTTCCAACTAATGTACCATTTTGATAATACACATATGTTGGTGTTAGAAATGTACCTTTTTTAGTACGAATTTGAGGATACTTTTTACTATACTCAATAGCATCATCTTTATTATCAAACATCTTCATGTCTTCCCATTCGTATCCATTTTGTTATATAGTTATCTTTTTTACATATTTTTAAATGGATGAACATATTCGCAACATCTGAAGTATAACTGACAATCACAATCAATACCCTTACGTTCCCAGCATATGTAATTCTTCGTTCCATCTTTAGAGTTGCACTGGCATATTTCATTACGATAGCCTATTTCATCTAATATCCAGTTATTTACATATACACATACTTCATAATCTTCTTTGCCACCAAATCCATAATCTTGATTCATAACTTTTTCCCCTAAAACGGGTAATAACCAATGGATATTTAGAATAAATCTCTCATATAAGATATTAGATTTCATCTCAAGAATATAGTATACAATTTCGTCCTTTACAATGTGTCCATGGTTTTTAAAGAAAATCTCATCTGTCTTTATTTGAAACAGAATTTGGTATAAGAGATATATATAGTTCTTGAATGGAGGGCGACTTGCAAAATCCTCAGCAAATATATCAGTCATTTTTTGCGCTAAAAAAATACGGATTAATATATTTTCAATTTTTAGACTGATAAATAATCGAGTTGTAAAGTTTTCTCAACTCTATGAATTTCTATTGATAACATCTTATTAAGAATCACAGAGATTTCTGAATTATATTTAGTAATATTTTCTAAATTAGATGTGACATTATTTGCTAAATTAGTAGTTATATCATATGCGCCAATATTCTGAATATTTAATCGCTCACACAACTCCAAAACAGTATCAATCTTTTCGTTAATATTTGTGTTAATATTTTCAATATATTTCTCTTGTTTTAGAATATTTTGTTTTAATTCATTAATATAGTATATAATCATACTACTAACAAATAATAGTAGTAGTACACCAATTTCCATCATTTTAGATTCATTTTGGATTACAACAGGGGTTGTATCTAAGGAATTCATTTTAGATAGCATCAACTATTAGGAAAAATCCTTTCAATTTTTCACCTTCCGTGTCTTCTTTCCCCCACCACAATTCTCCAAAATATCCTTTTCACTTGCAACAGGATCTTTGAATTCATCAGAATCAAATACAAACTTTTTCTCGGCCAAAGTGAGTCCGAAAAATGCCACGAAATCTTCAGGCTTCGTGAACGAACCCGCCCCAGAACGAACATCAGGAACCATTGAGAACAAATAAGGTAAATTATTGTTCCCAGTGATTCGTAATCCCCAGACAAGAAAATTAAAGAAGGCGCTCTTCATAAAAGCCGCCAACGCATCTGTCGGTTCTAAGACTATAACAGGAGATTGAGAAGGGGCATACTCCCCTTTCTTATCATAATATACATAAGGAACACCGAGCCCATTTAGAAATATTTTCTTCTGCGCCTGTAAGGGATGTGGCTTGTTATTTATGTAAACTCTTTTACCAGCAGCAGTAATTAAATGGAGAATCTTGTATTTCTTCCCAGTGCATTTAAATGTTGCGGCTTTCAGTGTAGAAAATTCAGTTGTTCGAAAAGGGAATGGGTCTAACGTACCAAGTGTCTTCACTTTCTTCTGAATCTTCTCAAATATAGTGTGTCCGAAATTTGGTAAATGTTTTTCTAAATCGATGGAGACCTCTGCAACTTGATTGTATTCGTCAAGGATTGTTGTCTTTGTGCCGCTCTTTCCGTCGTTATCGCTCCTTGACCATTGAAAGATATCAAGCCGCGCCTGAATATGAAACAAGAATAACGTTCTATCCGCACCAATAATCCGAATGAATTCGAAATGTCCCCCAGGACCGTCTCTAAAAACTTTATTCATTGCGGAATCGGCTTCGCGATAATTCGGAGGGCAAACAAATAAGAGACGACCCCCAGGCGCTAAAAGTTCTAAACCAAATTCTGTAAAATCAACATGGAGCCGCTTTGTTCCTTCGAGTTTTGTTCCACCACTATTGAACGGAGGATTCCCCATAACCACTGTAAATTCCGAACAACCGAGGTCGGCCTTCAACTTATCCATTTTCCCCTTATAGGATAATGTGTTGGCGATTAGGACATTGGGCTCTGCTCCTGGACAAAGGCTGCCTATAACTTTCTTCAATTGCGCACCATTAGTTTTGTCGAGTTCAATGAAATAGAGCATATTTTCAATAATGTGTTTCTGTCGTTTGGCTGCTTGTGGCATTGCTGTGGCGAGATATTCGTTGAGAACATGGAAAGCGACTACTCCGAAGTTTCCAACACCTGCTGCGGGGTCGACCCATTTCCCTTTCGGGTCACGAAGAACACTGAGGGGGAGACCGCCGACCCTTGGACCTTTTCCTTCCCAGGGAGTTCTGCCACTGTCGCTGCCGCTCCCACTACCGCTACCAGTCCCAAGAAACATTTCAGCCACAAAGGAAAGCGGCGTAAACACTTCTCCGCGCTCCCGTTTACCAATACTGTCCACACTCAGCCGTTTATCAATTATGTTGGCTATAGAATTTGGAAGATCCATTGCTGAGACGCAGCAATACTATTATAGGGCTCGCGAAAAAATTGACAAGTGGTTGCTGGGCCTAGAACAATCCAATCCCAAACAACAAAAATGCTCTTTCAAGACCATATAGACTTCATTGCGACCCAGCCATCAAAAGAGCCCTACACAGGCTATCTGAAGAACGTCGCCACACTTCAACAAATCTTTGACCTTCAAGCCCAAGCACAACCAAGAACCCGAAAGCCCTTTGCCCACGGAGCACGAAATATGCTCGAATGTTTCACCGACGGCCAGCGTATTCGCCACAAAAAATCATCACTCGCAACTGAGTGGATTGGCACATATAACAAAGCCTCCAACACAATATCCTGTAAGGGAAATTCATATAGGTCAATGGGACACTTCACACTCGCACATTATAAGGAAGAGAACTCAACTAGAACTACTGTTGATGGTTGGCAGGAATGTGAATGTGAATTGGAGCCAGATAAGTGGGTGAGTACTTACAAGTTAAAGGCGCTTTGAGTTCTTACTCCATAAAACATTCACTAATTTTTAATGCGATTTCCTTAGCCTTTACTGACCCATATATTTCCTTAATTCTATCAAACCACTTCTTTAATTCTGATCCGTGACCTAAGCCTAGAATTCGGCTTGGTATAATAGTATAATTATCAAGCATAATTACCTTACCATCAGTACAAGTATCAAATGTTAGACCTTCATAATTGTTTTGATTTGGGATTCTTGTTCCAGGAATGAAGTTACCATGAGCAGGAGCAGGCTCAGGAGCAGGCTCAGGAGCAGGCTCAGGAGCAGGAGCAGGTTCAGGAGCAGGAGCAGGTTCAGGAGCAGGCGCAGGCTCAGGAGCAGGCTCAGGTTCAGGCGCAGGCTCAGGCTCAGGCTCAGGCGCAGGCTCAGGCGCAGGCGCAGGCTCAGGCTCAGGAGCAGGAGCAGGAGCAGGTTCAGGAGCAGGTTCAGGAGCAGGTTCAGGAGCAGGTTCAGGAGCAGGTGGGTGAGGAGGATCAATATTATCATCATCAGATTCCTCATCAGATTCCTCATCAGATTCCTCCTGTTGCTCCTCAGGCACAACAACAGGGATAGGAACTCCAAATAACTTATTAAATACAATATTAGCATTCCAAACAGTTACACCCGATTTACTTGTACTAAGATTATAGTTTGTATATGTACCAATGATATACCTCATAATATGGTCAAGAAAGTTTTGAATAACTGAATTACTATCACCAAGATCTGAGTTATGCTTATTACTCTGAAGTCCAAGATACTTTTTAACAATCTTCTTTGAACGGACTGAAAGATATGCTCCAATACTACCAGAATTACGCGCTGCCTGCCACTTCTTAGACCAGTAAGGTTTTCCCATCATTCTTCCAAAGATTGATGAATATACCCCACGTGTATTATCAACACCATTAAGATCTGAACCAAGACTATCAGAATATGTTTTGAAGGCTGTAGCATTAGGGCAATTAATCTCAAATTGGAATTCTCCCTGTTCTACTCCAGTTTGTGACCAATATGGTCTAGGCTGTAATAGAATTTCAAAGTTCTTGCGACGGTCAGTTGGTAAATCTGTTAGATATACAGTGCAATCGTGCCCTTCAATTCGTGTTTGAATACGAATATATGTCTCAGTTGTATCAGAACACTCATATATAGTATTCTTGAAGAATATAGGATGAAAACGATTCGGTTGTACAATAGGCGAAATAGCAGTTCCTGAATTTGCTATAAGAGTATCAAGAGTATCAGAAGAAGGTTCAAACATAATATTATAACCATTCTTAAGAATATCTCCATAATGAAGAGAGATTGATGGAAAGAACTCAGAGAACTCTTGATCTATTAGTGATTTATTATACTTGTGATCTGAACCAAATTCACATAGATGAAACATATAAGATGTTTTTTCTCCATTAAGTACTGAGAGAAAGTCAGACCTAATATCATTATCTCTAATATTATTTACAATCGTATTTAGAATATCAGATGGACGATTCGCATCAACTTCCATAAAAGAACTTACATTAATCTTCCTATAATCAATTTCATCATTTGTATTCATTCGCTCTACAGAAGAATCAAATTCATTCACACGAAACTCTAGTGAATGAATACTTCCAGACTCAAGTTCCTTTGACTCAGAATAAATCCTGTTAGGAGATAAATATGCGATTGCAGCAGAGTGACCATGATTCTTATCCCCAATGCTACCTTCCCCTTTCTTGGGAATAGTATCACCAAGACCATATAAATGAGGAATATCTATTAGACCATGTGAGCCACTCCAAAATAGTATATATGCTTTCCTTGATGAAGAATCAGAATGACTCTTTATGAAGGAATATCCATCGATATTACCAATTTGAGCATCAATATCATTATCAAGTAGTTCAGTAATTGCCTTGGGAAGATTTAAGCCACCTGATTTTCCCTTAGTTTGTGCCCATTTCATAGAGAAGGGATGAGAATTCTGCACCATTTTGTTGTTATTAACTGCATTTTGGATTTAGAAAAAAATCTTCAATTTTCTGACGCTGCTTCCCTTACCGCCGCAACCCAATCTTCTTCCAAACCACCTCATTCGTTAGTGAATCAGCGTGTTCATTTTGTTCGCGAGGTATATGCCTTACAATCACGTGTTCAAATTGCGCCAACAGTCGCTTCGCTTTTTCACAGAATGGCTTGAGAGGCGCTGCAGACACTTTCCAGAGCCCTTGTACTTGCTTCACAACAAGCATTGAATCTCCTTCTACAATGAGATGTTTCACACCAGCAGCCAAAGCACCCTCAAGACCTATAATAAGGCCATTGTATTCTGCAAAGTTGTTTGTACCGTGAGGATGATAGTCCCCCATTTCGAAAAGCACTCGCATATCAGGCCCGAAAAGTACTGCTGCGGCTCCAACACGTCCAGGATTTGGAACAGCCGCGCCATCAAACTGGAGAAGATGATACGATTTTTTGTCCATTATTAACAATATATTAGTGTCATTATTATTCAATTTTAGGTGGCACAGCAGCAACAACAACAGACTTCTTACAAACCGCCACTACATAATTAAACGGCTGCGTGTTATAGAAAATCATATTTAAGGGAAACGCAAATACACTCGGTAAATACTTATTCTTCATATAGGTGTAAAAGAAATGCTTGTAATATGGAATAAATGTCTGTGAGGTAATATCATTATATTCAGTAATTTCAAAACCACCGTCTACAATATTCTGTTTCCATTCGTCCACACATATCAAATTCTCCTTTGGAATATGTAATATGTCTCCAAACATTTTGAGAAACATATCATTTAGCAAACTACTCTTGTAGTCATTTTTGAGCATTATATCGCCAATAATGAAAACACCATCGGCTTTCAGAACAGTCGCAGCATTTTTGAAAAATTTGGGTCGCTCCGA